ATTTGGACGAAAATAGAACACCGATCGGAGTGGCGTGGAAAGAAATAGCCCAGGACATCTTGAAACCCAGATGGTCTACTAATGATATCGAATCCACATTACTCAGTTTCGGTCAACGAGTCGGACTTGACAGAAAAGAATATTCAGAAAAACAATTGCAAGTCATGCGCTTTGTCACTGATCAGATCTTGAAAGAAATCAAACCGCTAGGCGGGGATGAATTTTTTGATTTTGAACAGTATCTAAAATCCAACAAAAAATGGTCGGAAGCTGAAAAAGAAGAAATGAGAGAACATTGGGATGTATATTGTGCTACGTTGAAAATTGACAAAAATACAAAAATGTTTGTCAAATGGGAACCTGGAGATGAATTTAAAGTTTGTCGAATGATATTTGCTGTTACATTAGATATAAAAGTAACAAGAGGACCTACTGTCAAAACTATGGAAGATAAATTTTTCGAACAAATGGGCAACCATGTGAAACATTTGACCAGTCAACAACGTCTCGAAAAGATCAAGGAAACTTTGGGAAGCATCTTGGATGATGAAGTGATTAAAAGCACTGATTTCAAAAGATTTGAACATATTTTCACAAAAGGAATGTTCTATGCTACTGAATACCGTCTCTTTGTACACATGTTGCAGAATAATCCACAAAAACGATCTGTTTTGGAAGCAATGTTTGAAAGTGGTGAATGGAGTAAATTCATCACTGCAAGCAGAGCTTATTATTGTTATCTCTTTGAGAAAAGAAAAAGCGGATATCCTGAAACTTCATTTTCAAACTGGTTTGTTAATTATGTCTTAAACACTTGCATGTTCTGGCAAATGTATAATTACGTCTTCAACACTGATCCATTTGAGCTGTTTGAAACAAAGACAGTGCAAGTTGGAGATTATGTTCCCTCGGATTGGGCTTATCACCCAGTGAAGATTCACAAATTACTTGATGGTGATCGATTATACACGCAAGAAGAAATACGCGAACCTCTAAAATGTCTTCATCGCAGAATGGATGATTTAGGCTCACGCCTAGATTTAGAATCTTTGAATATTACTGGAAGCTTTCTCAAGCGATTATCTGGTGAAACAGGAGATCTGACCACTTATGAAGACTTGAACCTCTATGATTTACGTAGAAGAGGAATTGAAAATTACTTGCAAGTATATGGGCCTATGAACGAAAAACAATTGGAACAATATAATGATTACAGAAAGCAATTGGAATCCGAAAGCTACTTGCGTTTGGAAAAATTTAGTGCAGACGAAAAAGGTGCGGCTTGGAAAGATTTTGTAACGTGGGCTGAAACCTATGGTTACTTATCCAGACGCGTTTTTGAAGGTGATGATGGAATATTTATTGTCAAAAAAGAGTACTCAAATCTTGTCAACGACTTCTATCAAATGGTGGGAGTTGTGGTAAAATCTGAAACACACGAAAAATTAAACACTGCAAGTTTTTGTGGTCTAGTTTTTGATGATGAAGGAATCTTGTTCAGAGACCCTATTTCAACTATTGCAAAATTTCCAATTTTAGATGCTAAATATTGCCGCGTTAATGATAACAAAATGAAGGCTTTGCTTCGAATCAAAGCAATGTCATTAATGTCTGAGAATCCAGGTTGTCCAATCTTAAACGTCTACGCTCTGTCCGTTATGAGAGCAACCGAATGGCAACGGGATAATGCCAACAAATACATGAAAGCAAATTGGTTTAGATCCACTTTGAGCTCCTACGAGTATGAGCAGTTCATGTTGAATTGTGGTGATATATACAAGGACTGGTACGCGTCTTATAAACGTCCAAGTCATACCACATTCCTACAGTTTTCCAAGACTTACAATTTGGACATAGACATGGTAATTGACTGCCATAATACTTTCGAACGTTATGCTTTTGCACCGACTGTGAAATCACTTCGGTTCCCTGTTCATAACATATTCCGGGACTCTAGTCCCATCGAATGGAAGTATTACACAGACAATTATTGTTTCGCGAAGAATCCGCGAGACATATGTCACGTATTCTTGAAATACAAGAAAGAATACGATACGCTATTTCCACGCGCCGAAGATGGATACAAACACATCGCCTTCCAGCCAAGGAAGCCTGTGTCAGGTGAGGATAGAAAATCCTTCCTAAATTCTTTCGTTTAGATTAGGTCTAA